TAGGAACAGCTTCGCCACCTGTAATAAATCGAAACGAACCATTTTCTAACCGCCTTAGGTAACCCAGCGTTACTGACAGCGTTACTTCTCCTCGGTCAGCAACAGCCCATGTTGTGGAAGTAGACTCGACTATCGCCATCTTGGCTTTGACCACGTTATAAATTGGCCTGTTAACCCCTATGTACGGTCGATAAGTAACATCGGAGTCCATTTTGTCGTACTGAGCCATTCTTTTGTTAAATTCCATGAGACCCAGTTGGGCCAACCGATCCTGGTTGCTTACGCCAGGGATGAAGTGCGTTTCTACGTGTACTCCGACACGCGACGCTAGGGTGTTGGAGAAAATGGTTTGTTTCAACTCGCTAGGGGTGGCTGACGACTGCGTTGGGTTTGCTAGTTCCGACACCAGGCTGTTAGAGGTCACCTCTAGTGCGGTTATTGGCGTCCCGCCTTCGTCGTTGACCGTATCGGACGTAAGATGCCTGTCAAAAGTGTATAACAAGTTATAAGTCTCGTTGAAATCTTTAGGCAAAAAATCATACATTGGAAACTCAAACACCATGTCGCCCATTCCAGTGACATAGAACTGGTAGTCGATACCTTTGCAAATCTGGTTTAGCAGCTCCAATCTTGACGACCATTCTACTCGTGCTTCAACTTGGCTGTCTGCCATGGAAAAGGACACTAGGTTATTGGTTGGAGCACCAGATGCTGGAAAGAGAAAGTGAACTTTTTGGGCATCTGGCGAGTTAATGCCGCCAGGCACCGTATTGGTGCCCATGTCTATCATCTGCTTTTTGGTTAGATACGTACCTTCCACATTGCCAAAAATGACTAGGTTATTCCACTTCTCCATAACCTCTTTGCGCTTGTCTGAGGATGGGTCGTATGATATAGTGATTCCTTCAGACATAGTGCCAACCCCACTATTACCAGCCTTACTAGCAAAAGCACCGAACATTAAGTACTTAATCGTGTCTTTAAACGTCTTACCGCCTAGTACGTGAGAAAGAAGACTACCAGGTGCTACTAGATCGTTGAAGAAGCCAGCCGTGGCCGTGTCCTTAGCAATAAACCCACGAGTGCCGCCAAACGCCAACGTATTTTGGTTTCCGACTTGCGCCATGGGGTTAGTTTGCGTCCTCATGTTTTGCATGAGAGCCCTAAGGTCCTGGCACGACACGTTTATCATCGACTCACCGTTTAGGTAATTTTGGTTAAACGACTTAGTATCGATATAACCAGCAAATTCGCAAGTCCATTGGTCTTCACTGCGGGAGAGCGGGTTCTTAATAAATACTCTGACTGGGTCATACTTGTGAAACACCAACGACCCAACGTTCATCGGGTATCTGGTCGTGTATGTGTCGGTCTGGGCCGAAGCTGAATTTGGTATGTCCTTAATAACGCCACCGTAAACAGGTCTCTTGGTATCTGAGGTACTGGTAGTGACGCTGCCCTTAATCGGGCCAAAGGTTTTGATAGCAGTTTTCGTGTTATTGGCTGCCCTGGTTTTCCTCACGAAGATGTTGTGTTTTGCTTGCTCTGAGTATCTGCCATCGGGGCTATATGGGTCACTGTTTCTAAATACGCCTGACCCTATGGGCGGGACGTTTTGCTCAGTTATTTCAAAAGCCCGCATGACGTTAGACAGACTAAACGTGCAGCCAGTGATGCCGTCCCTACCAGCCTTATTAAGCACAACGTTAGACGTAAGCCATGGTGTTACATCAGCGCCAAATATGTATACTCTGAGGCTGTGGTAGTAGACGGTGTTTCTCTCTTCACTAAAACTGAACTGCGGTTTTGGCATAATGACTCCGCCGTTGCGTACGGGTGTGGCAATAAAATAGCCACAAGAGTGACTAAACCAGCAGCCCAAGCAAATAGGAACCATACTCAGTCTTTTTGGCATCGTTTGCCAGTTTACCAAGCTCTTCGTTACTAATTAGGCCACGGCGCCAAGCTATTTCCTCTGGGCAACAGACCTTAAGACCCTGCCTGCTCTCTATCGCTTGAACATAGTTGGTAGCCTCTTGCAAGGAAGCGTGGGTCCCAGTGTCAAGCCAAGCTGTGCCTTGTTTCATTTTGTAAACTTTCAGCTTGCCCTCGTTTAGGTAATGCTGATTAACGTCGGTAATTTCGTACTCACCTCTTGCTGAGGGTACTTGCTCGGCTGCAACGTCAACCACAGAGTTGTCGTAAAAGTACAATCCTGTTATCGCGAAGTTGGATTTAGGAAACAGCGGTTTTTCCTCTACGCCAATCACCATGCCGCTCCTATCAAATTCGACAACTCCATACCGTTCAGGGTCCTTCACTCTGTATGCATACACCAAAGCGCCGTCAGCTAATATGGCTGACTTTTCCAGATCACGACCAAAGTGCTCACCGTGAAAAATGTTGTCGCCGAGAATTAGTGCCACGGTGTCCTTGCCAATAAAGCTTTTGCCTACAACAAAAGCCTGAGCAATGCCGTTTGGTACTGTTTGCACCCGGTACGAGACAGATATGCCAAACTTGGACCCGTCGCCTAGTAGTCTTTGAAACCCGCTTATGTCCATGGGAGTGGAAATGACCAGAATGTCAGTAATGCCAGCTTGCATGAGCACTGACAACGGGTAGTATATCATGGGCTTGTCGTAAACCGGCAAAAGTTGCTTAGAAACCGCTATCGTCAACGGGTGCAGCCTGGTACCGCTTCCTCCTGCCAAAATGATGCCCTTCATGCCTTCTCCTCCTGGATAACCCAGTGTTTTTCGTAGTTAGACTCAAACGTCGACCGTGAGCATGGATAAACAAAACCGTTGACACTCTTAACCAGGTAATCGCCACTTTTACCAGACAAACGGACGTCACCAACGTCGACAAAAAAGTCGTCGTGTATTTGGCAGGCCTGCACAATTACCAACTTTTCGGCGTATATCTCCATCTTAGGCAGATTGTCCTTAACAAATGCTATCATCTTCGCTACCTCCAGCCTTGTCCATTTCGTTTTGCATCGGTTTAGTTAGGCCTTCCAAATAACCAATCAATTTAGAGTGCGGTACCAGTGCCTCAAACCACGAACTAAATTTGGACGGTTGTGGAGAGATTTGGAACACTCCTACTGACGGCAATCCGGTCATAACAGCGAGAGCCATGAACTCAGCTAGTAAGGTAGGGTCGCACTCCAAATCTGCCACCAGTACCGACGAAACCTTTATGGCCTCATACTCCAACGGCAACTTGTCTTGCGGCAGCGACAACCTAGCCACTGTTGCTTTGCCCTTTTCGCTGTTCCAGTCATACATTGAGTGAGTGACATAGTAGCCAGCTTTTTCCAAGCTCTCAACTAACGACACGCCAATATTGTCCGGTGTGGTAATAACAAATATCTCAGTAGTCATTTTTGTCTCCTGCATCTCCATTTATCACGCCATGCGTCTTTGTTACTACTTGCTTCCTACTAGCGTAAATAAGATCCATTTCCCGCCCTATGATCTCTTCCATTTCTCCCGTTAGCCCCAGCAGTGGCGCCATCGATTTAACTATTGATATGCGCTGAAGTCTGTCCAACAATAAATCGGTCAGGGAGAACATGTCCTGCATATTAAGCTGGACACCCTGGGCTAACAGCGCTCTTGTCATTTCTATTTTGGCTTGATTGTGCCCAACGCTGACATCCATCATCGATAGAAAAATCTTGGCAAACTCAGCCTTAAACACATCAGAAGGTAGGCGACCAGTCCTATCGTCAAGGTCTATCACATTCTACCTCCTTGGGAGAACTTAATGCGCTCTGCTGATGCAAGGATTTTACAGAGGAGACGTTCATTGGCGTCCAACCTATCGTCCACGTACTTGGCAGTTACCTCTAGCTTCGATATGGTTTTTTTGATCGGCATAGCCTCTGGCATGATTCGGTCAAACGCAGCCTTCCTGGCCACAGCGTTCTTTAGATCCTTGTACACCTTGTGCTTAGCAAACAACCACAGGTTAGCGTAATTAATACGTTCATCTAACTCATGCTTTATATCTATGAGGCTGGTGTATATATTGGACACCCTAGCCCTATACGCCAATATTTTGCGCAACATTTCGTTGATTCTTGTCAGATCCTGCAAGGTGCCCATTTGCTTGCTAGACAGGTCCTCGTCTAACAGATACCCGGTAAGCTCAGCCGCTAGCGAATCATCAAGCTTAAACATTGGGTGCTTAAACGATTCCCTAAGACCAACCAGGTACTTGTCTATCATAATCTCAGCAAATTCGTCCACTTGCGGTTGCAGATACTCAATACATGCTGGCGTGTCAATACTGACACCTCTCAGAGTTTGGCAATTTCCTGCGTAGCCTACCGTGAACCATTGGCATGATGAACAGCAATATCCTTTTTTGCCAGCTTCTGGGTGCTTTCCCGGCATTATTCCTAATTGCATAGTGTATCACTCTCTCCATCGGCCTATCAACCACAAATCAGCAACAGTTGGGAACTCATAAGTTAGCAGCCTAACGGCCTGGTCTTCGTACACTATTTCCAGCTTTGGCTCAATTTGTTGCGGAGTAGAAAACGCCAGAAAGCAAGAATTGAACGTTGTAAACTTAGACTGGAGCTTTGGTAAATCATATGTCAACTTGTATCCGCATAGCCTAGTTTGCAAATTGTACATCAGTTCAAAAGTCATCAAAGGAGTTTTGGCTATAATCTTGGACGTGGTCGGTTCTCTTGCCAGGCTAGCACCATCTACGCGCCCAATATACAGCTCATTGGCCTTTTCCTTAGCATCAGATTGAAACTCCCACTTTGACACTGTCGCACCTCAGAGAATAACGTTGGTTATTAGATATTCTAGCGTCCCAATCTTGGTTTTTGTCGTTATCCTTGTTGCAACAGGCGCTGCAAGGATCTCAATAGCACCCAAGCCTGATATCATGGACAAAAAGTCAAATAGTGCCCTAGGGTGCAGGTTTATTGTTCCTGAGCCGCTAACTTGGCACTGCAATATGGAGGTCGCGGAGGACGATCCGGACTGAGACAGGTCGAACCTTAGACCGCCGTCTATTGGTACCATCGATATTATTGCGCTACTTTTTTCTTTTAGCGGAATCATAGCAAACAGTGGTTTAATGGCGTCCATTAGGTTGCCGATATCGGTCGTTGCCGATATTACTGCCTTGCCCATGCTAGACACCGCCACACTCCAAGGGTTTAGCTTGGTGTTAAGACTTGACGTACACAGCGTATGCCCAGGAGTGTTGAACATGCAGTAATTGCCATTGTTGCCTATTACCACGTCTCCGCTTACCCGCTTACCATTAATAGCAGCCAAAGTAAAATATGGCACCACCACTGGATCAAATATTGTGGGCAACGGAACAAAGTATCTGATAAACGAGAAGCTATCCTCACAAGAGGCGATGAACTCGTTGCCATCACACTTAAGCTCTATAGCCGTATTGCCGTCGTCCAAGTCGACATATGAGTTAGGCAGCCTCAAGTATTTGCATATTTCTGGCACCACCTCGTATGGCAGACTGAGGCTGGCTTTGACTTCTGGCCATGGCACTGAGACATGGGTAGCAGCGGCTATCGTAAGATCGGCCTTAAACAAACCGCAGCTCACGTGCAGGACAACAAGGTCGTCCCACGAAAACTCAACTTCGGTGCCGGTTAGTGCCAACTTAGCAACACTGTCCATATGAAAGTGGAAGTGTTCCGGTCCGCCTGTCGCCACTTCCTTGGCATGAAGAAGAACCTCCAAAGTGGCCAGCTCCGAGGTAAGCCTTAGAGCTGGTGGGTCTAGCGTGAAGGTGGCCGCAGAACCAAAAGTGCCACCAAGACTGTTAGAAAAGGACAGCATACTCTTTATGGCTTCCTTGAATTCCTTTGCTGGCAGCACTAGCCCTGACTTAGCCATTTGCCCATCCTAACTCAGCCAATTTAGCAACAACAGCATCAGCCACCTCAGTGGCGCCAAACTCACCAGTATCAACGCTAAAGGTTTGCAGGTCGTCCTGGGCCGGTAGCAGCCTTTCTGTGTAGTCAGTAATCTCTCGCCAAACAGACACCCTGGCTTTTCTGGCTTCTTCGCCGCAAATGAGACGCACCAACATCACGTTGTTCGTCTCCGATAGCTTGCACAATGCCATGATGTTCATATCGGTTCTGACATCATCCGTAATAACAACGGAAAAAGGCGACTCCATTACCGCAGCACTATACAACCTTGACCAGATGTGGGGAGCGAACCTTTCGCCCCAGGTTGACACTGCTCTCTGCAGCTCCTTGTGGGCCAGCTCCACAGCTGACAACGGTAGCAGGTGGTGCACGTCCTGCATAATAGTGTCGGCGTATTTCTTAAATGAGCTTTTGATACTGACGACGCCAACGGTACCGGTAAAGATGTGCAACAGATTTGTTGCTAGTGTAGTTTTGCCGCTACCCTGGAGCCCGTGAATAGCGACAATGGTTTTCCTGTTCAAGTACTTTCTCCTATTGCAACTTTGGCATTTTTGGTAATTCAGCCTTTGGATCAGCTTTCCTTTTCTTTGTTTTACTAGTGCTAGCATTTTTATCGTCATCAGCATAGATTTCGTCCGGAGACGGACCTCGGTAGTCCATCATTGACATAACCGAAAAGTCCTGTTGCAAGTAGAAATCAAAGACTTTTGACGACCGCGATTTAAGTTGGCGAACCTCAATAATGCCAGTTTGTCTCTCTTTTTCTGCAAAGTCCCACGCCCAGATAAGGTTGGCATGCGCTTCTACAGCCTTTGAGTACTTAATCTTGCTTTCGACACTATCAAATTGACAAAGAAGGACTATTGCTGCATCAAGCGACTTAGCGGCTAATTTCGCATGCCTGGTGTGGTCCCCGAGGGTTTCGTGCATTGGCTTGTCTGGGAAACTGGGCAGAAGGCCTAAGTAATCGACATATATAGCGTCGTACTTGTATGCCTTTAACTCTTGCGCCATTTGCGGTATAAATAGCTCTCGCTCTGGCGTCCAAATCGTAAACCGGTTGCCCGTGGAGGACGCCAGGAACTCGGCAAATTTGTCATTAATAAGAGTGCGGTTAGCTGCCGTCAATTTCTTGAGGTGGATTTTGCCATGGTCAAATTTTGCTATATTTGATAGCAGCCGGTATCTAATCTCGATTTCCGACATTTCGTAGCTGATGATGCAGACGTTATAGCCCATGTAATACTGGTTTATCGCGCACTGCAAAGCCATCGCCGATTTACCGCCACCCGGTACTGACGCCATAACCACGGCGTTTTTGCGTCTAAACCCGCCAGCTTGGCGATCAAATTCGGAGAAACCAGTTGGGATGGCGTCGGTGTCGGCTGACTCCAGCTCTTCGGCCACTGTCTTTTGCAGCTCGGCGTCAGGCAAATAATGAACCATTTCGGAGCGGGAGGAGTCCGAGTGGCACTTTTCTAGGGAGCCTTGTATATCCATCACGATATGGTTTATGTTTGGATTGGGATCCTTTAGCTTTTCTATTGTAGCCGACACGGTATCCAGTATTATGCGAGCCTTACGATAGTGGTCTAGCGTACTTCTCAGGGCCTCCAAGTCAGACTCGTGCACCAAGGGCTTGATAGGGGTGGTAAGCGACGACTTAGCCACGTCGGACAGGGCCTCGTCGTAGCGCAGAACGGAGCTAGTAGGCACTGACTTGCCAGCATACAGCAGGCTAGTGATTCGCTGCATGATCTCCTTGGTGGCTGGCGACCCAAAGTGGTCCTGACTAAGGCTACCAAGAAAGAAGCTGCGTTGCTCCGAATCGCAGATTGTCATTATGGCCTGTATCTCGGCGGCTGCGTCAAAAGCTTTCACAACAACTCCTCGGGTGACTGCGCGTCAAGACTTATTTCTGATTTAATAGCTTCCAACAGCTGCGTTATTACGCCCTGCAGCGATTGGGCGCATAGTAACAGCTCCTGCTTGGCCTCCTGCTCCGTCCTACCATGTGCGACTATGTCGTACGAGTAATGCTGGCCATCGTCCGGCATGCCATATTCCCCGACAAAGGCATCCCAACTGTGTCGCTTTTCCTTCCCGTCGCATTTGGTTGATATCTTCATGCGGTCCTCATATTATTATGTTGGTGCGAATAGTGGAAAGCTGCCAAATAGCCGTTGGCTGCAAGCCAAGTTTTCTGATTATCATGTCAACAATGTTTACTGTTGTGGCGACAACCAAAATTGTGCAGTCTGACGACTTTCGTATGAAATCCTTAGCTTGTTCCAACCTTTTTGGATCAGATGCGTCGGAAATGCCATGAATTACCACTATTTCCTGCAATTCAGATGACTTCAAATAGCTCCAATCTGGTGCTGCTAAGTCTATCCACTTAATCTTTGCCACAAGGCGGGAGTTGAAACAGTATTCTGTGTAGGCCCTACAGATTTCTACCGCAAACTGATACGACGCCACCTCGGTTGGGTTTGACCCTATCCCATAAAGAGCAGACTCCCCTAGGCAGCCTATCTTGGTGTATAGCTCTTGGTAGCAGTCCTGTTGCTCATCCGGTTTGATGGCTACCCTACCGCCACCGCTACTGACAAATTCTACTAACGAGAATTGATATTTTGCTACCGATTTCTTTATGTGCCTAAACGGCACTCCAGACAATCTTAACCATTTATCTACACCGGTGCTACTGCTTGTCATAAACTCCTCGACGGGCTTCTTCGATATGAAGACATTGCATTGTAGACTGTTGGAAACTCATTTTTATTAACAACTTCCCACCCTTGCTCTGAATAAACCTTGTTTCTAGATTTTAAGCAAGCAAGAGCTATCGGGTGGTCGTCAATAAAGTCAACTACGTAGCTGCAATCTTTGCCTGGGTACTCGGTTCCTACTCGTGACGCTTCTTGGTAGTAGTTTGGTGGGTTAGCTGACGGCAGCAAGTTGAAGAAAGCAGTCAGCCGTGGAATGTCTAGACCTAGAACCATTTTGCGGATAGACACGAGAACGCGGATTTTTCCTGACCTTGCATCCTCCAGGATTTGCTCACGATGGCGGTCATTCTTGAATACCTTGCCGTGGTAAGCCTGAGCCGTAATCCCGGCGGCCAACAATCCTTTAACTATGTCGTCAATGTGCTGTACTCGCTCACTAACTGCTACTATGTAATGGCCAGCCATCGCGTATGCTTTGATTACATCGGTAATATATTCGGTTCTCTTTTGATTCTTGGCCAACTCATTTAGCATCATACCAAAGAACCTAGGCCCAGAGCCAGACGCGCTCACTCTGGTGTTAGTTCTTACTAGACGCACTTGGCAGGGTATCTCTGGCTTCCTACCAACGAACCTAACTGGTCCCAGGGTGAAGTTGTTTATTAAGTGGGCGTCCCCTTTCACCTCAGTGGTGCCAGATACGCCGTGCTTAACAGCTGGGTTAAATGCTGATACTATTTTGGCATAATGACCAGCTTTTGCTAAGTGGCACTCATCGACAAACACCGCACCAAACGTGTTCTTAAGTTCTCCAACGCGGTCAAACGATTGAATAAACTTTTGGTAGGTGGTGAAACACACGTCATATTTGTAGAAGTCTTCCCAGTCCTTAGCAATCCCAACAATCGGCCTGCCTAGCTCGTACTCTAGATCCATAACATTTGTGAAACGGTGGAACGTCTTAAGCGCCTGCTTGAGGAGGTCTATCTGGTGCGCCATCCACAGCGTCTTAAACCCAAATTGGCATATTATGCTAGTCAGGGTAACAGTTTTGCCAAATCTGGGTGGAGCGTTTAGTTGCCCGTACCCGTTGCCAGCCATTATTGCCTCCGCTACTGGCACTTGGTGCGGCTTTAGGGACCCAGTAAACACCAGCTTATTCTTCATCGGAGCACGCGACCGCTGGTCTTGTATTCCATAGTTACCAAATATCTCGTAGACCATGTCCAGATTGCCACGCGCAAACCTGTACACATTGTCCGTCTCATCGTAAGCATAGAATTGGTGAATGTGCTCCTCTCCGTCAACGTCTTTGAGCATTACCCTGAATCGCTCCAGACAATTCAGTGGAACCATGTTCACAGGCACAATAAGGTGATTGTCCAAAATTGGGTGTTCCAACTTTTGATCTCCATTAGATATTAACATGCTTGGTTGGATAAGATAGATAGAACGGACCCGTCGCAACGGGTCCGCACTTATACTCCCGAGAAGATTTTATTGCTCGTGTCTGGTATGGGGTCCTTGGGGACTCGGCCCTCTATCCTTTTGTCAGTAGCCTTGTACTCGCTGTCGATCTTGGCACTAGTCTCTTTCCTAGGGCGACACGTTGAGATCGCAGCCAACTCCTGTTCGGCCACTTTTGCCAGTTGGTAAACGCTGCCATTGTTGGCGTATTGGTCGAGGGCGGCTTCTATGGCCTTGGACAGTTCAACGATGGTGTCGCCATTAAGAGCTGGCCTTACTGGCGTTAGCCCAGTACGCCACATAAGAAAATGGGCAATGTCAGCTTTTACATTGTCTTGCAGGCTGTGTCTTAGCTTGACCGTCAGGGCGAACGAGTCACCAAGCACCTTGTATGAGTTATCAGACGACCCCATAATTTCTTTCATTACCGTGGCCATCTCGTTGGCAGACAGTCGTCCAAGCTTGGCTTCGCGGTTCCAAAAGATATACTTAGAGATATTACCAAGGTCCTTGACTGACGACGTTACCACTCTTTGGAGGTTGGTTTGCGACAAGGCCCGCAGCGAGTTAATAAACTCAAGCTTTGCCTCCTGCATCTCGCCACCGCCCTCATTCTCGAAACTGCTTTTCCACTTACCAACCCGCTTGCGCAAGTCGGCATCGGCTTCCAGGTCCAGCATTTGGGCATCCAGGTCAACGTTTGAGGCCGCCGCCCATTGCCTGAGGTGAATTGGTACTCCCTTATCCGCCACTCGCTCGTACACGTCCAGCATGGACGTGTCAACACCTGACACTAACTCTTTGCGCCACTGAATGGTTGGTATGATGAGGTCTGAGTCTGGGATGTTTAGACTGTCCCGTTGTGATTTCGGGCCTTCGCTACCTTTTACTCTGATACCGTGGGCCAAGTGGGCTTCGCTGGTTTTGGTAAAGCCATGAATCCTAGCTAGGAGCGGAAACATCTTTGCATAGAAGATACGGCTAGTTAGCTGGTCTCTGAGGTAGGCGGCTCGCTCCATAAAGAAGGACCTAGCGGACTCCTGATTGGAATACGTCGCATCGCCGGATAACAAGGCGTCGTTAGCGCCCAAGGCTCTTAGCTTGCCCTCGTTAAGCAGTGACCACTCGTCGGCCCATTTATAGAAGTCGGTGCCAGATCTTACCTCGTTGGTGTCCACACCGGTTCTTGTAACCACAACCGCACCAACCGGATCTTCGTCAGCCTGTATGAACATGCCGCCAATAGCATCCATCTCCTCAGAAGTAGGTTCCCACACGTTTTCGATACCAGTCTTAACGTGGAGTATTGGTCTACTTCTACGTCTAGCCGACGACACGGTAGCATTAATAAGAGCTTTCTCAAGCGCCCAGAAGGTGATCAGTCTAGTGAAAAGCGACGTACCAATGTAGTCAAAGTTAAATCGGCGCCGGGCAACAAACAGGGTGTTGATTGGGTCAAGCGGAATCGCGCCTCCGTTTCCACCGCCTCCACCACCGCCTCCACCCCATGCAGACACGCTAGAACCAGAAGCTCCGCGCACTGCTTTCAAATAGGCTTCTGGCAGCAGCTTTCTGGCTTCCACGTCACGCGGGTCTGTTGAGTCAACAAATGCTCTCATCGCTGGGGAAGGTATCAAGTCTATTTTTGGGTCATACCCCTTGATTGGTATTGGCTGCAATCTCACCAGGCCTGGATCATGAGACACCAGGTCGCGAAAAATGCCGCGTTCCTTATCAAAGATCCAAGACGATATCGTTCGCCCTAGGACGAGAAATTCGCGAGTGATGTCTGGCATTGTTGACATTACGTCAACAGATGACATAGACTCCATGTAAATGTTCTTAATTGTCGGGTCTTTGATCCCAACTAGATCAAAATCAGACCAAAGCATATCGGCCAAAAGATCTACCATGGTGCCAGCGATATAATCTCTGTGGTACATCAGCTTAAACATTTCGTCAAGGCCTGACGCATCACGAGGTATCCAGTCCTCGACTATTGACCCCTCGTCTAGCCGGTCGCGTACTGGGTTGTACCTGTCCACTATTGCAGACGACCCGCTAGCACCGGACCCGCCAAACCCTACGGCTCCCCCACCGCCAGTGAAAATGCCACCAGCACCGCCTCCGCCTCCACCTGCTCCGCCGCCTCCGCCTCCGCCTCCGCCCATGCCGAAGCCACCACCACTGCCAGCACAATCAGCGGTAATTATCTTGCGCTGCCTAACTTTGCCGACAGATTTGCCGCCGAGCACCACCATGGACCCGTCTTCATAATAACCAGGAGCTGGGTGCTCATTAAATCTTATCAGTGGCATAAGTAGGCCTCGTGTTAGTTGACAATCGCAGGAGTAACAACTGTGTGAGAACGGCAGTAATAAGCCTTGCGACCCCGCATCAGAGTGATTGGTTGGCCGGGCTGTTGGCAAAGCGGACAAAGCTCATTGGCTGCAACAACTTTTAGCTTATTTTCCTGCTCTATCGGATTGGTCCGCCAAGATTCTACCAGAGACGTCACGGCAGCGTCCCACTCGATGGCTCCCCAATCAGCTTGCGCTCTCTTTTGGAGAATCTCAGCTGCCCGACTTACCTCAGCCGATGTAAGGTTTATGTTTCTGATCTTTGAGACCGATGACACCACTGTGGCTACGGCGGTAATTCTTGGTTGTTTTTGCATCTCTGCCCTCTGTGTATAGACTAATACAAAAATAGCTATTCATCGGTTACGCTGCCTAGAAAAGGCAGCACCTATCCCATCAACAGTAACTTTGCCGCCACTAAGGCCTCCCATTTTGGCACTTCTTGGCTTAACTGTTCCTACCGCTCTGGCTGATGCCATTTGGGCTGCAACGGTCCCTTGCATAGTCAACTTGATACTAGGGTCGAACAACTTCACCACTCCTAGACAGAAAGCTCTGAAGATGTCGTCATCGCCTTGCAACGGCTTCATCATCCTGTGCCCATTGTCCCTAACCGTAAGCAACTGGATGCAGAGCGCACCTACTGGATTACTCTGCCATTGAGGACTGTCGGAAACGTAATCTGATATAATTTCCTGGATTGGCTTGTGCAGTTTTGGTATTGTTACAGCCTCAGAATTAATGTACCCCCTGACCGAGTCCATGTCTTTGTACGACAAGGAGTACACTTCGGCTGTTACCCCAAGGGCACGAAGTCTCTCAATCTGGTCAAGAGACTGCCAACGGTCAAAGAACACATATTTGACGTTTAGAGACTTTACCAATGGTTCCGTAAAGTTATCATATACGTCAGCAATGTTAATACGGATCTTTGCTGCTGGGTTTGGCGTTATGGCCAGTACGAACTCTAAGGTCGGCTTCCCACCAGTAAGGTTGAAAATGCATGCAGCCAACCCATTTTTGGTGGTACCAAGGTCAAAGGTCACCATTCTTGGTGTACCACGATTTGCGTTATGCATGCGCAACCGTGCCGATTTGAATTTGTTAGTGTCATCAAGTATTTCCACCGTGTCGTAATCAGTGGTAACAGGCCCTTTTGCTATGCGAGTCAACATCATTTCGTCAGACATGAATGGGCTCTGGGCCAACGGTGGCTCTACACCAAAGTCCCGCATAAATATTGACTCTTCGACGTGGTTAAACTCAGCCCTAAGCGTTTCGTACGTATAGTCAGGATTGCATAGCCAAGAAGGCAGTTGTACCGCTAGAATCTTTGTATTTTTGTTAGCGTCCTTAAGCAGCCTCATAATTTTGTCTTTGGCTGACGATGGGGACGACACGTTGGCCATCAAGATTGGCGGGGCGTCGTATTCGCCACGGGTCAGCAGAATTCGGTATTTCATTCTCATGGTAGCCAGGGAGTTGGACAGGGCTGTATAGACGGCATCGGCATTCATGTTTTGCAAGTCTGGTTTGGAATCGTCCATAATAAACCAGCCAAGCTCATCTATCGCCGCGAAGATTCTGGTTTTGCCTCGCATCTTCCGGTCCTGAGAACCCGTGCAGTGCCACAGCATCTGCTTGTGCGTGTACAGAATCGAGTTCTTCAGATCGTGCAGAAGTTCAACGCCTAGGCGCTTCTCCTCACTTCTTAGGAAGCTGTGGTACTGGGAGAACCACGGAGAGCCGCTGATAAATCCCTTGTACGACTCCCACAGGGTTTGCGACGCCTGCTCCAGTGTTAAGGCAGAGAAAGTACCAAGAAGAAGCTCTCCGGTTGGTTGTCCGAAGTACCGCAGCGGGTTTGGTACTTTAAGGAACCTGTGGGTAATGTACGAGGCCAGGAGACCTACTAGCTTCGTCTTGCCAGAATTGTGATGCAGGAATCCGTCACCTGTGTAAACGTTGCTGCCTGGAATACTAACGTCCATCATTGGAACTGCTGAAGCCTCGACAATGCTCGTAATGGGAGCTGGTATAAGTCCTTGGCTGGTTATGTCACTCTGAGTGTTGGGCACCTCTGGGACAACTGATTTTATTAGCCTGTCCTTATCATTCTCAGCCAAATTTACCAAGGAAGCAAATACGCTAACAAAACTCGGGTCACTAGTAGTAATCATGTGGTAACCGCTAGGCAGCTGCGCGTACCTTGCCGCTATTCCGAAACTCAGCAATATGATTCTTGCTTGCTTAATAAGTAACTCAGACGCACTAATACACCTAAGACTAATTGCACCGTTGGTATCCTTGTATACACTGTTTGCCTCTCCAAACAAACCTGCCAAAAACTCGGCTTGTACCTCTTTTGGAGATTGCATGATGTACTGCGGAATTTTGTTGCGCCTAGTAGCAACGTCGAGGCCAATAAAATCCAGCCATTTGCAGATTAATTCAGCATTTTCCGTTAGGTGCAGCTGCGCAAAAACTGATAAATTGCACCGTCTAATATCATAGGTTACTTCTGCACAAAGAGATGCACAATCAGACACCAGATAACCAGTTAATCTTGCCAACTCATTTGTTACTTCACTGGGAAAACCGGCCATACCAAAACGCGGCAATTTGTAACGAGTCTCTGGCCAGAAACCGCATGAGTTTAACAACAAAACGTCGCCAACAACCAACTCTTTGATTGGTTTGTATACTATTTCGTCACCAACCTTAGTAGCTACAATATGGCTGTTCTTGGCTCCCCTAAGAGCCCAATCATGTTCGGTCTTGATTTCCAACATATCCTGAGTGCCGGAGTCAAATATTTCTGACACGACACCATGGGAAAGCAAGTCTCCCACCTTTACTTGTTCAATTGGTATGATGCCACGACCAGTATAAACAAGAGTGTCTTTTGGGACGCAGCGCTGGCCCATGGCGCCAACCAGTTCATTTTTGATTTCAATGTCAAACTCGTTGGCCAGCTCGATACGGTTTGAACGGCACTTGGGGCAAACGCCGTGAACTAGGAATTGTATATTGTCCTTGATGTTACCTATCGTTTGGTCGAACAGGGTGTTAATGTAGCCAGGGTTTGAGCACCTAGGGCACCAATCCTGGCATAGTTTGACACCAATCTCTATCTGCTTAGGCAACACGGTAGTATTGGCAAATTTTGGTTCAATAGACCAGTCTAGGAAGTTCGGTGCTTTGGCAAAGTCTCGTTCGTCAACTTTGTCAAATACTGATGGGTCAAGGTTAGAGTTCTTTAGCTCTTCGAATATCTCGAAAGGCGAGAATTTTTTCTTTTCTGCCTTGCTTTTGCTGGTCTTGACACTCTTTTGGTCCGTCATCACATGTTCCAATACTGCAGGCCGACAGCCACTCGTCAGCCAAATCAGCCAATTGTAAGTCTTTTAGGTCGCGCCAAATACGCATGTTATCAACTTTTACTACTTTCACCTCTTAATTCCCAACGTTTTCTTCAATGATTTTTCTAGGTCATCATAAATTCGCTGGGTCTCGGGCTGAACAGAATTAGTCATACGGGTAAACAGGTCGTCTATTGTCGAAAGGTCTTCCGGGTGCATGGCAACCCATTGCCTCTTGACCTTATCTATTTCTATGGCCATAGCTCTTACCATTGCTACAAACATAGTATGAATTTTGGCATCTATCTCAGACAAAATCTCATCCGGATCTTTCATTTTCTCCAACTGCGCCAAAGCCGATTTGTGGGCGTTGGTTAGCGCTGCCAACTGGTACGCATTATCTGGAATTGGTTTGTTTCTGTATGTGTCGGCTGCGATAGCTGCACACTCGGCCAGATAGTCTACGGAAAGCTCTAGTACCTCTAGCTTGGTCCGGCACCCACCGATCCTGTCCTGATACTCTGATCCTAGTCCCATTATGACCGATTCTACTGAAGAAGGGAATAACGTTGGTGGTAACATTTGTCCGTCAGAAAATTCACCAACCACAAGGTCTTGGATTATTTTGTTTGCAGGTCTCATTTTGTGGCCACCTAAATGCTGGAGCGTTATGTCATGCTGTTCAGGTAGGAAACTTATGCCTAATATGTTTGATCAGGCTAAAAATTTCATGCTGACAGCTGCCAATGTTATGGCTGGTGCTGCTTCTAGTGGTAAAATAACCGCATCTTCTGACGTAGTGGAAAAGCGACTGGCAGCTTGTCATGCCTGCCCTCATCTTAGCCGAAACAGGTGCACCGTCTGCGGGTGCTACCTGAACATCAAAACCGGCCTCAAGGCAGCTGATTGCCCATTGAAAAAGTGGTGACTACCTTTTCCCAATCAGTTTCATGAACTCTTCTTTTCCCATTCCCTCAGTAGACACAATCTTTTCGTTATTGCTTGGCGTGTAACCTTCCACCGAAGAACTAGTCTCTTTCTTCTCGGTACTGCCAATACCGAACACTGATGACACATAGCTAACAACATTCGGGTTAATCGCCATGGACAGTGGTACCAGAATTTTGTCTGGTGGAACCGAATTGCCTTTGCCGACTGCCGGGGTGACATCATCGCGAGTCCACACGACCCCCAAAATCGACGCTAGGTAGCTGTGCTGTTTCTCGGTAGCTAGGTCCTGATAGTGATATATAAAAGCAATTTCCTCTTCAGACATGCTGTTTATGTCACTCACTGTGTACCCGCCGCGAGCCATAACCATTCCTCGGACATACAATTCAGGAATTGACTCAGCGGCCTTTAGACCAAAGGGAGGTCACCGCCACCCCATTCGATGCCCTTAACCAAGTGGACACCGTGGATTTTGCAAAAATACGGCTTGTCCTGCTGTGGGCGCAAGAAGTCTATGTTATTACAGCCGTCAATAGGACACACATACCGCTCAAGTTGCGCTTGTTCGTTCTCGTATGAGCTTGTTACCTTGTTTTCCTTAGCGATAACGTCTTCATAGAAGTTCCACAGCTTGTCTGCCACCGGACCTAGGTCAGACCAGAAAAGCTCGGCCAAAACCTTTCCGCAAGCTTTTCTTACTCTTATTGGAATGTTCTTAGGATCGCGGTCAAGAATGGCTTGCTCCTCTGGTGCGATAGCCACTCCGAACACTATCCACACTGGCTCGTTATCAATAGCAATCACTGACGCTGACACGAACAGGTTTTGGAAGTAGGCAAATGTGCCTTCGTTCCCTAGGCCCTTAGTCTTAGACTCAGCAAGAGCCCAAGCCGTGGTTTCCTCTGGGAGCTGAGTCAGTTCGTACGACACTTTCTGTCCGTCGTGACTAGAGAACAGGTCCAGCTTGTACGACTTAGTTTTGGACAAGCCAAAGACTCTCAACATTTTGGACAACACCGGATGAGCCAGGGCCAACTCTTCTTGTTTTTGGCCACGTTGGGCTGGTGCTGGTGCCACAGGAGCCGCCGCTTGGGGTTGGGTTGGCTGAGGCGGTGGCGGTGGAGCTACCTGTGGCGATTCAGCCCTGTCTATGATAGCTATTCCATCAGAGTCGTAATCAAGGGGAACAGATCTAGCTACGATGTCTCCGGCCATTGTTTTTGAGATCTCTGCTAGGTTCCTGTCGGCAATCTTTTTCCTAGCTTCGTCTCGCTGGGACTTAGACTTGTCGGCGACCTTCTCGTCCCTCACGTTGTATCCGGGCGGTAGTCCTTGTTCCATATAATCCTCGCATTTAGGTTCAGTCGCTTTTATGCAAAAAATTTGGAGATTAGTTTGTCTATCATTGCGGCTGTTAGGTCGCACGGCATGCCATTGGCTGCGTCTAATACGTCAATATTAAATCTTTTCAAATCGCGTTCGGAACCAAACACTATTTGCATTTTGGTGCTTCCTGCGCGATAGCAATAGATTGGTATTAGCACTGCGTTGTCAGACGCTGCTAACTCTGGTATCATTGTTGACACATCAAGTGGCGAATGATACGCTATGCCAATGGCTGCTTCTTCGCCTTTTTCTTGCTTTGTCCCCTCAGCATCGACACCGTCGTGTCCAGAGCATCCTTCACTTCCTGCATATCTGTCTGCTTGGCTATTGCTTGCGCTATTGTCCAATGTGTAATATCCTTGCCTATGTGGTCAACAACTCTAAAGTCCACCCCGTTTACTATCATGTCAAAAATGGCTTTATATTGAATGTACTTGAAGTGCACAGTGTCGTATAGTTTACGATTCTTGTATCTTCTAATACGTATTTTATTCAAATATTCACCAACTGACCTATCTGCTACCGCTTTCATCCTTGCTCCGTTCCTGTCAACAGTTTTTCCACCCAGTCCACTGCGTAACTATGGTAAGATTCTGGTATTCCCTTGTCCAAGAGATAGGTGTCTAAGCCCTCAGTAATTGGCTTAATACCACCATCTACGCCAGCGTCTAATTCGTCATAGCTGGTATTAACCACTTGGGAAAACCCACTAGCCTTCATTATCTCATTAGCATTACCTCTGACCTGATAATACGCGTCGTCTGTAATCTGCGACACTGATGATACCACGCGCATTGGTTTTGACGCAATTGGTATAAAATGAGGCTCGCAGGGACTGGCTAGATCAACAGCCAAAATCCCTTTGCTATGCTGGTCTAGAAATTTGAACTGCGCAGGAGCACCAGCGTACCACCCGTTATCCAAGTTAGTTTTTTGCACTTTATGAATATCGCCAACTGCCCAATAAGTAATTTCTGGCATGTTTGGCAGTGAGGTGCCGCCAGGAATAACAAATCCGTTATCGGCTAGTGCGCCCTTTATACACTCGTGAAGAATCACCACCTTCTTATCGCTGGTCATTTGCAAAAGATGGGCGGTAACGATCGCTCTTATCTGGTTCTCTTCGTAGTTACGCCACGGAATGGCCAAGTACGACACTCCCAGCATATTTACCACGCGTGGAGACCACGCTACCATTCTCACATACTTTAGCGGCATATGCGAGAATTCCATCATCTGCGTAAACTCACCGTACAGATGGTCGTGATTGCCATCTATAAAGATGCTGTGTACTTCGTTTTCCTCCAGATAGCCAATCCACCTAGCCGCTAACCACCGTTCCTCGTGCTTGGTAGACTTAAGATGGAAAAGGTCTCCAGTCATTAGCAACGGCAGTTTATTGGCTATTGCTAAGTTGGCTATTTGCCACAAAACCTTCTCGTGCCTGTCCAGGTAGTCTGGCAAGGCTCGGCATTCACCGATGTGAATGTCACCGGTTTGCAAAAAGTGAGGAGTCAATACGCTGGGCAATTTCATACTAAACCATCCGCTTCGGCTTTTCTGTCTTCCTCTGCCAAGTCCCGATCCAGACCCAGCATAAAAGAGATGCCAAACTTAATACCATTTATCAGCCCTGTGCAGCTTTGCTCCATGTCTCTGGACCTAGCTCTTACTCTGGCCGGATGAGACAAGGACACTGAGATGCTGTGGTGGTGATCAGCAATTGCCTCTAGCTTTGCGATTTGGGCCTCCAGGTATTGCTGATTGTTTTTCGGAAAATTTTGATGCATAACAATCTGGTCGGACTCAAGCAGCTGTCCCAGTAGTAACCTGGCAGTAAGTGACGACTTCATCTGTACCTGTCCTTATTTAAGATTCTCAGCGGAGCCGCCGAAGGCACTAAAGTTAACCCGCTTGGTTTTGCGTTTAGACTTAGCGGCCACCTCGTCAACTTCAGAGAAATACGGTTCCACTATTTCATTGATTTCTTCTACTTCTGTCTGTGGAACCTTTAGCCCGCCTTCCGAAGCCAGGAGCAGGTCAAGGATAATAGACTTAGAAGTAGCAGTATCAACACCTGACCTTATTAAGATTTCCAGCATCTCTTGCGGTGTTACGCTAATAATCATGTTGTTTCCTTTTTTCTTATTACACGCTGTTTTTAGGGGAATGCACCAATCTATGATGCATTCCCCAAAGTGCCTAGGCAGGAGCTGGAGGCGAAGGCATAACTGGCGGTGGCGTAGCCAGTATTGGTGGTGGGAGCGGAGGAAGTGGTGATGGCGATACCGGAGCAGTCTCAGTTTCGTCTTGCTCAGATTGCCGCTCAGCCTCGTGATCCGGCGTGCTTTCCAGATTGTTAAACGCCCAGCCAGAAACCAACAATTTATCGCGTAGGACCATTACGATAGACGGAGTTTCATTTATCCATTTCTTGAACTGCTGGTAGGTCCATCTTTTGGGCATCCCCAAAGCTACCAAGTCAACAGGACTGCCAGCCACTGGTTCGTATCTACCCTTAACTGCTTCGACCTTAACCTTGGCAGCTTTCTCCTCGGCAGTCAGCACCGCTGGCTTGATAAGGCCAACCTGGTGCAGAAAGCTAAACACATCAAACACCTTGTCCAGCCCGCGACCAGTGGAGCCGTTTTCCTCAAACTGCGTCCTAATCCAGCATACTTTGAACGGGTTGTAGACCTTGTTTTTGACTGTTCTGATGGCTGTGTACGTGTACCGGTCCAGCCCGACTTCCTGGCCCTCACTGTCGTAATGAGGCTCCTCCCAAACCCCACCGGCTTTCGGCGCAGCATCTTTGATAAAGCCTTTGTCCTTATCGGCAAAGGGGTGGTCATTGTCTCCAAACTTTGGCTTAGAGGCCGACAGTCGCAGCCTGATACTGGCAAAGTAACGTAGCGCCGATCCGCAGGGTTCATAATCAGGGTTTTCGTATTTGCTGGCCATCGGCTTTTGTCTAATCTGGTTAGTATAGATGAAACTACAGCCGGTTCTAATGAGATTACTGTTTATGATTGGCAACATTTCTGAATACATTTTGGCATGCATAGCCATTCGGTTAGAGTCTATGTCGTCGGAAACAGCATCAGTAACCAGCGCCACCACTGAGTCAAGCGTAATGAGTGCCGTTGGGAACGTTGGCGTTCGGTTTTCCGGTAACTTAGCCGCCAATTCATGAATGAAGTGCAAGACTTCATCACCAGTGGTGGGCTGGTAGTAATGGATCAGGTCCCTCTCTCCATCTTTGAGCTTGCCTTTCTTATCTCTTTTGCCACGGAAAAGGTCAAAATCGATACCACGACTCTTTAGAAACAGCGGATCTGACCCACCCTCGGCATCTTTGTAGAATGCGTGGCGACCAGCCCGCAATTGGTTAGCTATAATCTCAGTGGCCAGGAGCGACTTACCTGAGTGTTCAGGGCCTGAGATCCCGACGATGCGAGATGGAGGAATGCCGCCCCCCATAATTAGATCAAGCCATAATGATCCTGTATGGATGGCGTACGCAGCAAATGAGTCACGTTTTAGGTATACCGGTTGCAACTTGGACTTTTTCTCAGCAGCGGTAACAGCTGCTCCCATGATCTTGTCTATATCAATGCCTTCCGCAACCAATGCGGCAACATCTGGATTCATGTTTTTCTCCGAGGAAAATGCGGCCTGACTGAGGTGCCAGGCCGCTTATTAATGGCAAAGTAGGCTTTTCGGCCAACAAAGAAGACCGGTTATGCACCCGACCTTATTAAGAAAGAGAAGAGAGAATTTTCTTCAGGACTTGCACTCGTGGCACACCGTTAAACGTCTGTATTTCCTTACCAGCTTTCGTGATCACCGTCTTTGGGTGCACTCCGATGTCGAGTATTTTAAACTCTTCGTCGCTTAGCCTGATTAAGTGCACTGGTGACCGTAAATGATGAACCCAACAAGTTTCCTCGTCTAACCATGATGCTTCCTCCTCAAGAAGAAAGATGAAAGTTTGACTAACCTTGTTTTCCTTGAGTTCCAAAAACCGATCTAGACCTGGCGTTGGTGTGCTATTCATGTTTATCCCTCTATGCAGTATCTGCGCAACGGACATTTCATGCAAACAGAGTCACCACGATACTGACTGTAACAGGTAAGTACATCAATGCCTTCTAGCTCGCCACGGCTACAAGTCCTTAACGGCAAGCGCTTTGTGGCTTCTGCGTACTGCCCTATCAAGGTCTGAAAAGCACCGTGACCCATAGGCTTTCCTTTGCCGACCACTTGGTAAGTACGCTCAGTCACTTCCTGGCCGATTGCGGCTGATTCAGCCGCACCGTCAAAAGGGATGTCATCTAGCTCGATAAGCCCCTCCGCTGCTGGAGCCGATACTGGAGCCGATGGACGTAAACCGGCTGGTACCGGAGAAACCGGAGCCGCATTAACCGGGGCCTGCGGCGGGGCCATCGGTATTGGCGGAGCGCCAAACGGCTGCGGTGGCATCGCTTGCGCAGGAGGAGCTGGTGGAGGTGCAAACGAAGCAGTGGAAGGAGCTTGCATACCCTGCGGAGCTTGCGGATAATAGTCTGGATGCGGCGCTGGCGGCTGCGGAGCATACATCTGTTGGGGAGCATACGCCTGCTGGTACTCTGGCTGCTGGACCGGTGGCGGGGCCTGTGGTGGCAGCACCTGTGGGAAAGGCGGTGGAGGTAGCATGCCAAAGCTGGAAGGCGGCACCGCCGGTTGGGTGATCATGTGGTTTTGGGGAGCAATCAGGTCGTAATAACCATTTTCTTTGAGAGACCGAATTACTTCCTCGCGAGATGGCCAAACCACCCGGCTCTTCCAATCGTACTGCTGACTGATGTAGCTAATTTCCAAGTCCGTCAGCGGTACCTTAGGGCCGATTTGTACTTGGTACTTCTGCTCAGCTCTTGCCGTGGAATCATACAGTACATAAACGTCTGCTCCCCAGTATGGGTCGGTGACATCAGCCTCATAGCGCTGACCATCGATGATGTGAACATTCATACCAGACAGACGCTGAATACTGAGAATAAGCGAAATTGGCAGCTTGACAGGAGCCCATGGTCTAACTTGGTTCATTTGCTGGGCTTGCCGGAAGATAGCGTGGCCATAACCATGCTGCCGAGGCGTAATGTCCTTGATTTCTGGATTGGTCGAGTTACGCGGATCAAAATCTTCAAGAATCGGGTCACCGGATCGTGAGAAGTGTTTGGTTTCCGGGTCCCACGCTAGGGACAAAAGAGGAAACTTTTTCCCACTCTTTTGGTGCTTGATCCACGAGGTGGCCAACAAGTACACGTCGCCGTAGAACCGGAGCTGCGTCCAAGCCTTTTCTGGAAGCTCTCCCCACTTGATACCGTCGTCCCATTTGGCACGGCCACCAGTTGCTGCCCCGAAGCCAGCCTTGATTTGCGGCAGTGATACACCTTTAGGTAATGTGTGATTTTGGACAGACTGAGGTCCTGGTACTGGAAGATTCATACTTAATTCCTTGTGCTAATGCATTTATGGTCGCTAATGCGATAAACTAATCTAACATTGTTTTAGTGGGAAGCCAATACAAGCACTCAATCAAAAGATTTTGTAGTGAAAGCCAATTTTCGCAAGATTTTGCACAGTAGCCTCCATTAAAACAGCGTTATTGTCAACTTCGTTAATCGGTAGTATGTCTATCATTCCGTGGCGAAGGGCTAGCGCCCGAAGCTCATCCGGAATAAGGTTAGTTCGCAGACAATGCTCGCGTAGCTCGTCCAGAAGTTCATCTGGGATACCGCCAAGACGATCATCATCGGTCATGATGTCTTCCAGCGTCAACTTTTCGTCTGCGTCGTAGGTGCGGTTGAGACTGTATACCTGGGCAATGCGAACAGTGTGGTATACTGACTTGACTTTCCTAACTGGGACCTTGGCCGCCAGAGCAATGGCTTCCATATTCTCCTCCGACGCTCCAACTCTGGACCTAGCCTTCTCTAGCTGCGTGTGGGCCTGCCATGTGGACACTGGTAGCTTAACAAAGTTAGCGTCTTCCTTGATAGAAAGAAGCATCATTTGCTTTATCCACCACTTGGCCACGGAGGCAAACGAGGCTGGCCGCCGGGTGGAATAGCAGCTGACGGCTCTCATAAGGCCGATGGAGCCGTTCTGGAAGTTGTCTAGCATTTGGTGCGGGTTTCGTGCGGTCGATTTGGCTGCCGAATAGGCGGTTCTCAAGTAGGGTGCAATAATAGTGGAGCGGAGCAGCATATACTTAGTATAAGTGTGCCTTGCGTCTCGCGATATGTAGAAGGCGTGCCTATTTAGCTCCAAATCCTCGTCGATCCTGGCGATCAGGTCGCAAATGCGGCGATACTCGTCCTGGTTGTTTTGTTTAGCCTCATATGCCATCCAGTGAAGCTCGTCATAGTAACGCATCTTGGAGGTAAACTCGTGCAGAACGTCTTCGTAGACACCACGAATAAACAAGCATCTTTCCATGGCTTCCTTGATTGGCCCGGTCCTGCTATTTTGGGAGTCAGCAAACATGCGAATAAGTTTATAGGCGTTGACCAAAAAGTCCATTTCGTGAGCTTTGTACGTTCCCTTGGCGTTAACTGTGTCAGGCCCCGCATCTTCTTTTTCGTAGATGTTTTTGCCGTAGGTGTTGCCAGCCGCTACTTTGGTCACCACCTGAATTACCGATCCGAAAAATACGACTGAACATTCCATAATAGAGTGAACTGCCGGAAAAATGCATTGGTCTATTTGGATGAAAAGCCTGTGGACTTCCTCTTGGTGCAACAGTGGGACGGCGAAAACCATCTTTCTGAGGTCTTTGAGTATCTGCTCATCAGATCCACCGATTGTGCCACCTTTTATAGTAGCCTGGTATTTGGCTGCTACCTCGGCTGGATGCAACAAGTTATCGTCGTCCTCTACCTCGATGTCGTCGAGCAGTACCTCGTCTATTTGCGAAAGGCCGGTGGCCTCAGTTATGTCCTTTTCTGATATTTCTGCTAACTCATCTTCCATAAGTGCGGCTTTTGGTGCTATCGGAACCTCGTCTAAGTCGTCCTCGGTGGTGTCATCATCCCAAAACTTGGTAGTAACTTTCTTACGTTTGGACGCCATAGAACACCCCAGCTTAAGCATTTGTATATTATAGTTTTATAAGTAACATTTATATTTCGGTAACGGATGGCATATGCTAACAGCCAAACAAATATTGGACGTAACCAAAAGAAGTCATCCTATTATTATCCAAAATGCCAAAAGGGTCAGAGTACAGTTCAAAAAGGTAGAAGCTGGTTCGGACGCTTATGGTGAGTACAGACAAGTAGTTGCCATCTGCAAGGCCGATTCTATACCACGGCAGGTAACACTGAAATTTTATGGCAGACACGACCTAGGTGCGAAGACTTGGATGTCGTGCACGTGCGAGTATTTTCTTTACGTGTGCGAAGTAGCACTGGAAGGTAAGGATAGTTCGGATATTATTCACTCCAACGGGGCAGCGCCATCTGTCACCAACCCTAGGTTTTCACCTAGAACATGTAAGCATTGCATAGCAGCACTACTTAACGGAGCACAAACGCTAGCTCCAAAGGTGAAGGCTAAGCCAACCAGAACACCTAAGACGACAACCAAAAAGCCAACCAAACCAGAAAAAAGCGCACCTAACAGGTCTGGACGGTCTGGACGATCAGGACGGATGACTAAATAAGGAACCGAAGCATGCGAGTAACAAAGACCTCACTCAGCCAAATCTGCACCAATGTTGGCATCAAAATAAAGGACGGCAAAATAGCACGTGCCGATGCCGATGCCATAGTATTGGCTTACGAAGAGGAAGAGGAGATAGAAGACCTAGATGAAGAGAACGAGGAAGATCAGCCTGACGATTATGATGCGTACTTTTCGCCAGCCGGGAGCTTGGGCAGCCAAATCTCCGTGTCGGTCAATATGAAGCACATAGGCACTTTTAAATCCACAGACGAAGCCGAAAAAGCTCTTCTGGCCTACTTGGACAAGAAGAACTTCTTTCCTAATGTCTGGGAAGTGTCTGACCATGGCAATGTGTCCAAATATGAGTGGTCGTCCGAAAATTCAGAAGCCAAGGTGGTTGGGCGTGTTGCTACGGCCAAGATCTCTGGGTCAATAGAGACTTTTGCTGAGTTTTGGTCTGACAACGGCAAAGTATGGTTCTCTGGTCATGGTGTAAAAGCCGACATAACTCACTTATTTAGTGAACGTGAGGCTAGTACCTTTGACCTTATTTCTGAAGATGACCCGGCAGAGTTAACTTTGCTTATCAAGTATGACGCTTATGCTGGCTACCCAGCTACTCGCGACGACCCAGAATCCGATCCAGAAATAGACTACACTGATGTTAAGCTGGTCATGCCTAATGGCAATAAGATTGACTTTGGCGATATTCTAGATCTTGGCGGTGCTAAGGACGTAACTGATTCGTGGGACAGCCTTGTTGCGGAGAACATAAACGACAATCATTAACAGGAGGCGATAGTGAAATTATCACCGGCTGGTCTGTTTTTGATCAAGAAATTTGAGGGTTTGCATAAACTAAACAAAAACGGCATAGTAGAAGCCTACCTAGACCCAGTCGGTATTCCTACAATTGGGTACGGTCATATTGATGGCGTGCAACTTGGCCAGGTAATCTCTCCGATCGAGGCCGACATCATTCTTCTCGAAGATATAAAGCAAATGGAGGGTTATCTTACCAACTTGGTCAAAGTAGAGTTATTGCAACAGGAATTTGACGCCCTGGTTAGCTTTGTATTCAACGTGGGACCTACTAACCTCGGCAAGTCTCAATTGCTTAAGTTCCTAAATAGTGAGGACAAAAAGTCAGCCGCGCAATGTCTGCTTAGTTGGGACAAGGCAAAGCTAAAGCAGAAGCTGGTTACCTTGCCAGGTTTGACCAAGCGAAGACTAGCCGAAATGCACCTATTTTTGGAAGGCCCTGATACACTGTACGACGAAAACGGAGAAGAAGATTGGACGACAACTTTTCAATACACAGACTCGGCGCACATCTTGATCACAACCAACCCAAAGGACAAATGGCGGCGTCTAAGCTAAGGGAAGTACTTAGTCAATTCTCACTTAGCCTTGATATAAGAGAAACTAATGGTAAGTGCACCGTGGTAGTTAATCACCAAGTTGGCAGTAGCATGTACTTGGCCAACTCGGCAGAGGAAGTATTATGGCTAGCAAAACAGAGCGAAGTGGTATCTGGAAGCCCATCATACACTAAATACGTCATAAACACTATTAGTCAATAACCGCCGCTAGTGGATGAACGCCGTGTGACGCGCCCTTACGCTCGAAAACGACCCTGTCAGCAAACCCACTAACGGTCTGCCCCTCAAAGACCGCAACAAAGCCTACACCCTCCAGTATCATAACTGGCGCTCTCTACCTGGCGGCTGTAGGAAACAACTACGATGTCAGTTGGTACGTGGCTCGTCATGGTCATCTCACTTTAGCTAAGATCTGATCGGCCTGCGGTAGGTATTCAGACAAGAGGTTTACTGACAAATCGGCAGAATCTAAGCCCCTGGCTTGAGCGCTCTTTAGCAGCTTGATTTTGTCGTCCCGATCGAGCAAGGCTGCGATCTCATTTCTGGCTGAGGTTAGCTGATGTTGGGCCGCTGAGGCCTCCACAAACGCTTCGGCTGCAGCCTTAAACCTGTCAAAAGACGAGTCCGTATGCTGGATTGGGCTGAACAGCACTTCTACTTTCTTCATTAGTCTCTTAACTTCGTCGCTCCAATAGTCAGGCAAACCAACCATTTCTGCATATTTAATTTTGGCATACTCACCCAAGGCGCCCTCAAACCTAGTCCGGAACTCGTTTGACCACTTTTTCCTAGACATGCCCATCGCTTGAACTTGCATCTTTTGCCTCCCCAACTAACTTTTCGGCACGGGCGGCCTGGAACTTTAGTCCCACGTCTGCCTCTTACCTAAGGTAAGACCTTCCTTACCTGATGTAAGAAGGTCTATCTAGATATCTCTTTGATTCTCTCTACGCGTTCCTTGTCGCTAATGTTTTCACCCACAAGGTATTCGATTTCCTGCTCTGTCATTTTGCTAGCTGGGTTTGGGACCCAAGCCCAAATATATGCCCAGTTATCATCCTTTGCAACCTTTGCTCTGTGGGCACCATCAATAGTGCCACCAATAGTGTCAACGACGACAGGCGGGACATCATCTGGGCTCTTAGCTGCCCGAATATCAGCCATGTTAGTGTCGTCTTGATTGTTGTGATGAGGTTTTACTTCCTTAGGGTCCACCTTTTTCAGCGCCCACTTCTTGTAGCCGCCACCGTTGTAACACATAAACGTCAAGGCACCAAAGGTTTCTAGCCAGTCCTCTACTGATTCTGACGGCTCAGACTCCATGGCTTGGCTATAGATCATGTCGTAAAAGGTCTTGTCACTGGCTTCCTGCCTGCTAGCACTAATTACTGCCAAGGCTTTCGCAACATCACTTTTCTTAATCTTGCCTTCTACGACGGCAATTCCTGACGAGACAAGCTTATTTATGGCTTTTTGCATGCGGTATCTCACTATAGTTTTATCCTAGTGTTGAAAATATCCTTTTCCTCATCAGTAGCTGCTCTTAGTATGTTGTCTTTCATAACCCTAACTGATATCGGCTTGTCGTTAGTAACTACCGAATAAGTGTCTTGGTTAATCTTTCTTACAACACATAGGTGTTTGCTAGTCCTGTAACCGCATTTCTTAAGCCAAACAACCACGTCGCCAACCTGATGATTCATACTTCCTGCCTATGCTTAGTATTTGGCATCTTTTACTATGAACCAAGACACTCAGCTTAGTCACGCTTTCCTACCGCCAGTAATAATTTTTTGGTTTATGCCCTCTAACGACCAGCCTACAATGTCCTGATATATTTCTATTCTGGACTTGACAAACATGCCAGACCTTTCCAGGTCCTGTTGGCACAGAACACAAACATTCAATCGACTATGAATCGCATCCACTCGGGGGTCCCTGGGGTGAAGTAATGAGGCCCCCCCGGCAAGCAGTGGCCGCATAAACGCTTTTCCATATTGCCATAGGCTACCCATAGCTTGGCGTGCCGATGGGACATCGTCCCCACACTCCTGGCACTATGTCATTTCTCGTCTCCGTCAGTTAAAAACTCACAGGTTCGAATAGCGGCAGAAAAACTAGTATGTCTCTAGGTCTTCGACCGACTCTTTGGTGTTGTGGAAATCTATGAACACGTCACCGTCGTCATCGTCAGCATCATTATTTATGCACTTGGAATTGGCAAAGAAGTAGTCCCACACGGCCTTGTCCTTGATAACTTTGTACAAAGGTTTGGTGTTATCTTCTTCTGCCACCATGACCAATGATACGAAATGTTTAAGGTGCTCAGATGAAATCGCATACACTCTCATTTGACCGTTCCAATCAGCAAGAAGAACCTCTACGTTCTCACTAGCTTGCACGTGCTTCGCCAAAAAAGCCTTTGCGTCCTTAACTTTCACTTTGTTATTAACTACTTTAACACCGGCTTTTGACAATTTGGCTACTAATTCAGTTTTTTTCATGTTTTTCTCCAAAACCATTAACATAACTAGAAAATTTCTCCGCGCTTTCTTGGTACTGCCGACACAAGCTCTACTACGTATGAACCTGTCTCATTAGCAACAAACCTTTGGTCAACCAGCCTAATCTTGCCACTGGTCCAGATCGCCCTGAGCCCATAGCTCTTTTCTCCGTTGCTAACATCAACCACATTGACTATCAAGGAGCCCTCATTACGACCAATGCTGGCCAAAATGAGACGCTCATCGTCCTTAGATACACGGAAGCCACGCGCCACTTTATCGCCATTTCTTAGGAACTGCAACATAGCACAATCCTCCTTAGCTTCTCACGTCTATTACCATTCCAGGCATCAAACTCTTGTCAGGACTCTTGTGCCCATCTACCAGCCACACTAGCTGATCGTGCGGCACGCCACACTCAACATACTCTGGTATCTCCCCATCGGTCAACACAATGAACGTATTTTCCAACCCAAACCTGCCAGCGGCAAAGGCCACAAGTGGACTCATGTCAGTCCCGCCTCCTCCTCGGCACTGCTTGGCATCCAAGTCGCCGTCAAAATAGCTTATGCCAGCTTCCGTAGTGTCGCCGTAGATGATCGGAAATCCAAGATCCACAAGACCGCACGACACAAGACCTTGCAGCTCCT